GTCGCCGGCGACCTGAAGTACCAGGTCTCGGGCCGGACGCGCGAGACGCTGACCGGCCAAGACTCGGTGCACGGCTACAGCGAGAAGCCGCGCGCGGGCAAGATTTCGATGACCCTGCGCGATTGGGGCGGGCTCAGCATGGCCGACGTCCAGGCGATGACCGATGTCACCGTCGTCGCCGAGCTCGCCAACGGCAAGACCATCGTCGGCCGCAATATGTGGAACGTCGATGACCAGGAAGTTGACACCACCGAGGCGAAGGCCGACATCGTGTTCGAGGGCAAGTCTGTGGTGGAGGCCTGACATGCTCGAAGACTTCGGAGACGAGCTCGCCATCGAGTTCCGCGAGACGATCGAGCTGGGAAAGGGCCAGGCCGCGATGCGGTACGACTCCATCACGCTGCGCGAGCCGAACGGGGAGACGCTGCAGGCTGCGGCCATGACCACCAAGCCCTACGACGCCCTGTTCATCCTGATCTCGAACACCTCGGGCATGCCCCTGCCCGCCGTGAAAAAGATGCTGCAGCGGGATCTGGATCGGGCCGCCGATTTTTTCGCCCATTTCTCGCCATCGAATTCCGAAGAGACTTCGGAGAGCTCGCCGCAGAGCTGACGGTGGCGATGGGGTGGGGCCCGCGCGAAGCGTTCGGCCTCACGCACACGCAGCTACTCTGGTGGACGCGGGAATTGGCCCGCATCCGCAAGAGAGCAAAGGGGTAGCGCGTGGCGAACAAGTTCGAGGTGCAGGTCGTCGCGCTCGACAGGTTCACCAAGACCTTCCGCGACCTCAACAACCGCGCCAGCAAGACGGCGCGGCCCCTCGTGAACGTGCAGCGCCAGATCGGCGCACTCGCTCGCGAGACGCACCTCGACAAAGTGGCGAAGGGCCTGGGCCGCGTCTCCGACGCCGCCGTGACCGTCGGCCGCACGCTGGGCGTCTCGCTCGGCCCTCTCGAGAGCATCCTCGGCATCGGCGCCGCCGGCGGCATCATCGGTGCGGTCGGTGCAGCAGGCATCGCCGCCGTCGGCCTCGGCGCGCGCTTCGCCAGCGCGGGATTCGAGGTGTCGCGCACGTCGCAGCTGATCGGTGTGGGTGAGCGCGACCTGCAGCGATACCGCGGCGCCGCGCGCCTGGCCGGCGTCGATCAGGACGCGCTGACCGCTTCGCTTGCGAACCTCGGGACGACCCTGCAGGACGCTCGATTCGGTCGCAATGTCACCGCCCTGCAGATGCTCGGCAAATTCGGCCTCGGGATCCACACCGACAAAAACGGCGTCGTCGACAGCGTGCAGACGTGGCGGGAGCTCGCCGACGTGCTGCACAACGTCACCGACCCGCACGTGCGCCAGGTCATCGCAGACGCATTCGGTGTGCGCGACGCGCTGCCGCTGCTGGTGCAAGGCTCGAAGGCCGTCGACGACCTGGCGAGCAAGTCCGAGGCGCTGGGCACCACGAAGGGCCGCGAGGCCTTGCAGTGGTCGAACGACTTCACCGACTCGCTCAATCGCATGCAGGAGGCCGTTCGCGGCGTTTCCGACAGCATGGGTGCCAGGATGGTGCCGTCGATGACCCGCGCGATGGACGTGGTGACGAACCGCCTGACCGAATCGCACGCGAACCCGGTCAAGGCCTGGTGGGGTTTCAACGAAGACGCGATCCGCGGCGGCATGAAGGTCACCGGCGTCGGCGCCCTGATCGACAAGGTGCAGGGCCTGCTCCGTGGGCCCGCCCTGACCACGCCAGAGCAGCGCACGGTGCGCGGGACGATCGGCGGCCCCGCGTGGCCCACCGGCCCGAGCGGCCCGCAGTCCGCTAGCGATCGCGCCATGGCGGCGCAGATGCAGTTCACGCCCGAAGAACTCGAGCGCCAGCAGGCGAGCGAGCACAGCGCCGAGAACCGGCGCCAGCTGATGGCCGAGATCGCCCGCACGCGCGACCCAGGCAACCGCGCGATCCTGCAGGGCGAGCTGAACAAGCTGGACGGCCGCGTGCAGGTCGAGGTCGCCTTCAAGAATGCGCCGCCCGGCACCACCGCGACCGCTCGCAACAGCGCGAGCAACGCCTACGTGCCGACGCGGATCTCCTACTCCATGCCTACAGGTGACATGCCGTGAGCACGCCGCGCCAGGTAGCCGGCGCGGTGACCGGCATCAGCGATTCCACGCAGGGCGTCTCCGACATCCTCGGGCGCCTGGGCACGGGCTCGTTCTGGGATCAACTACAGCCCGCGTCGTTCCGCGGCGTGCCTTTCGGCGTCTTCACGTCCGCCGGCCAGGCTGGCCGACGGAACGCCGAGCACGAGTACCCGAATCGCGACATCGGGTGGGTCGAGGATCTGGGTCGGTCGCAGCGCCGGTTCCAGGTCACCGGCTTCGTCGTCGGCGACGACGCGATCGCTCAGCGTCAGCGCATGCTCGACGCCGTCGAGCGCACCGGTGATGGCGACGTCGTGTTGCCGACCTTCGGCCGCATCAAGGTCGCGCTCATCGGGTTCGATTGGGAGGAACGCGCCGAGAAGGGGCGCGTCATCGAGTACCGGTTTGCCTTCGTCCGGCAGGGCCAGCGGCAGTATCCCGGCTCGCCAGCGATCACGACCGCGCAGGTCGCGTCCGGCGGCTCGGCGACGGCCGCTGCCTTCGTCGGGCGCGTGGCGTCGGTGCTGGGCGAGGGCGCCGGCATCGCCAACCGCGCAACCCAGCAGGCCGCAGCCTGGGCGCAGCAGGCCGTGCGCGTGGGCAACGACGCGACGAGCCTGATCCGCCTCGCCGTGTCGCTGCCGGGCCAGTTCGGCCGCCTGCTGGGCTTGGCGTCCGGCGTCACGGTCGGCCAGGTGCTGCCGCAGAACGTGGGCCTCACCGAGGCCGATCTGGTGGGCTCCGCTGCCCAATCGCGCGCGGCGATCGCCACCGCGTGCACGGCGCTGGTCCAGGCTGCGTCGTCGATCGCCACCGGCACCACCAGCACGTTCACCGATGCGGCGCAGGCGCTCGTCGATGCGATCCGCACCGCCGCGCCGACGCCCGGCGATGCGCTGCGCGGCCTGCAGACGCTGGCGACCTATGTGCCGGTCGCGGGCGCTGCCGGCGACGAGGCGGTGATGCAGGGCGCGTGCGCGGATCTGTTCCGCCGGACCGCGCTCGGCGGCCTGGTGAGCGCCGGCGCCGCCTACCAGCCGCAATCGAGCGGCGACGCCGCGGCGGTGCGCACGCTGGTGCTGGCCGTGCTGGACGCCGAGATCACGACCGCGGGCGACCAGTTCGAGGACGACGTCTACAGCGCGCTCCGGGCGTTGCGCGGCCAGGCGGTGCAGGACCTGAACTCGCGCGGCGCGCAGTTGCCGACCCTTGTCACGGTCACGGTGCCCGCCTCGCTGCCGTCGCTGGTGCTGGCGCAGCGCCTCTACCGTGACGCGACGCGAGAGACGGAGCTCGTCGCGCGCGCGGTGCCGGTCCACCCGGCGTTCATGCCGCGCACGTTCGAGGCGCTGAATCAATGAGCCAGCCCGTCGATCCCACCGTCCAGACCGTCGTGGTGACGGCCAGCGCCAGCACGCCGAGCGACGACGTCACGGTGATCATCGCCGGCGTCGCGTACGCGGGCTGGCAGGGCGTGCGCATCACGCGCGGCGTCGAGCGGCTGCCCAGCGACTTCGAGCTGACCCTCACCGATGTCTATTCCAGCGACCCCGATGCGCTGCAGATCAAGGCCGGCGACACCTGCGTCGTCAAGATCGGTCGCGACACCGTCCTCACGGGCTACATCGACGTGGTGCAGATCCAGCTGACCACGAAAGCGCACGAGCTGCACGTCTTCGGCCGCAGCAAGTGCGCCGACCTGGTCGACTGCTCGGCCGAGTGGCCGGGCGGCCAGATCGTGGGGAGCTCGGTGCTCGAGATCGCGCGCAAGCTGGCCGCGCCCTACGGCATCGAGGTCGACGCCGAGGACGACCCAGGCGGCCCGATCCCGCAGTTCAACCTCATGCGGGGGGAATCTCCCTTCGACATCATCGAGCGCCTGTGCCGCTTCCGGCAGCTGCTGGCCTATGACGACACTGACGGCAACCTGCTCCTGGCGAAGGGTTCGTCGCAGTCGGCGGCGTCTGGCTTCCGCGAGGGCATCAATGTCGAGGCGGCGACGGCCAGCTACTCGGCGCACGAGCGGTTCAGCGAGTACCGTTGCTACTTGCAGCCGGTGGCGCTGTTCCAGGACGTGGGCGACGGCAGCGACCTCATCGCGACGCAGACAGACTCCGGCGTGCAGCGGCACCGCCTGAAGATCCTCATCGCGGAGAGCGGCGGCGTCGAGTGGCTGAACGTCGCGAAGGCGCGCACGAGCTGGGAGGCATCGCGCCGCTTCGGCCGGGCCTTCGTGGTGCACCTGACGACCGACTCGTGGCGCGACAAGGTCGGTGCGCTGTATGAGCCGAACACGCTGGTCGCGTTGGACCTGCCGACGCTCAAGGTCACCGGCCGCCGCTGGGCGATCAGCGAGGTCACGTACCGTCGCGGCAACGACGGCACGCGCTGCGACCTGACCATCATGCCGCCCCAGGCCTTCGCGCCGGCGCCGGCCGTCTTCAGCTCTGCCATCCCGGCCGAGGTCGCACTGCTGCCGAACGGGGGTGGACGATGAGGGAACAGCTCGAGCGCCTGTGGCGCCGCCTGCAGCTCGTCATCGGCCGAGGGCGGATCCGCGTGATCGACGACAGCACGCCGGCGCAGACCCTGCAGGTGCAGCTGGGCGCCGACGAGACGAAGGACGGCCTGCCGCGCGTCGCGGAATACGGCTTCACGTCCAACCCGCCGCCGGGCACCGACGCCGTCGTCATCTTCCTGGCCGGCGAGCGCACGAACGGCCTGGTGATCGCGACCAACAACCAGCAGTTCCGCATGCGCAACCTCGAGACGGGCGAGGTCGCGATCTACGACAACCGCGGCCGCTTCGTGCTGCTGGGCGAGGGCGGCATCCACGTGCAGGGCAATGCAGATCCGATCCTGGCCGAGACGACGAGCACGATCACGGCGCACGCCGGCGGCGACATCAACGCGACGTCGGACTCCGGCGCAGTCAACGCCACGGCGGCGACGTCGATCAAGCTCGAGGCACCGTTCATCCACCTCAAGGGCTCGTCGATCGTGCTCGAGGCGCCTGGCGTCGGCATCGAGGCGACGACGCTCACCGTCACGGCCGCGACCAATGTGACCGGCGCGACGTCGATCACCGGCACGACCGCGCTCATCGGGGACACGTCAGTGACGGGCGCCATGACGAACAACGGCCACGACATCGGCCAGGGCCACAAGCACCTGCCCGGCACGCTCAAGGCGAACACCACCAACGTCACCGGCGTCTCGGGAGGCGTCACGCCATGAGCGACATCTCGACCATCTGGAACGGATCGCACGGCGACTGGCAGCTCGTGGGCGCCGCGCTCGCGTCGGGCAACGACCTGGCGACGGCCGTGCTGATCTCGCTGTTCACCGACCGCGTCGCGACGACCGACGACGTGATCCCGGATGGCACGAACGACCCGCGCGGCTGGTGGGGCGACGACGCGACGGCGCCGATCGGTTCGCGCCTCTGGCTGATCTTCCGCGCCAAGCGCACGCAGGCCATTCTGAGCGCGGCGCAGAACTACGCCGAGGAAGCGCTGCAGTGGTTGGTCGACGACGGCGTCGCCGGCAGGTACGACGTCTATGTCGAGTGGCAGGAACGCAGCCGGCTCGCGATGCGCGTGACCATTTTCAAGTCCGACGGGACGCAGCAGACGCTGGCCTACGCCTGGGTCTGGAACGGAGCGAGCTGACATGCCCTACCCACGTCCTTCCCTTTCCGAACTGCGCACCGACGTCGCGCAGGACATCGCCTCGGCGCTGCCGGGCTCCGATCCGCTGCTGCGGTTCTCAAACCTGGCGATCATGGGCTCCGTGCAGGCCGGCATGGGGCACATGAACCTCGGCTACCTCGACTGGATCGCGCAGCAGTCGGTGCCGTTCACCGCGACCGGCGAATTCCTCGAGGGCTGGGCCGCGCTG